AAAACTGACTTAATGCAAATTTTGTGACAACCAACGGTTAACGCTTTGTTACCTATTTTATTAATTGTATAATATCCGATTTTTTGCCCTCGAATATCTACTTTCTTTTTAATAGCAAAATATAACTTTTTAGCTTCAATTTTTTCAATCCGTATATTTTGGCTAGTTTCTACAAATTTGCCGTTTTGGCTTAATCTTAAATAGTCAAATTCCCCAATTTTAAAACTATCTATTTTATAGGTGTTAAATTTATCTAGTTTAGTTTTAAGCTCTTTTTTGTCCTTTGCTTTTTGCTTAATTGCGTCCTTTTTGCCTTTCGCTTTTATTTTTTCGAGTGCTTCAGAAGTTAACAAACTGTTAGCTATTTTTACAATTTTTTTATACTTGTAATCGCTTTTATTTACTACAAAGTTATATTTATAAAAATGCTCTTTTTTGATTTTATTCTCTTTGCAATAGTCAACCCACTTTGTGAGGTTACGCTCTAATTTAGTTATATTAGAAATGTATATTTCGGGTTTATTTGCTTTAGATAGTTTTTTAAGATTAGAACCTATTTCAGTTTCAACGTGTTTTATATCGATTGAAGAGGTGTAAAATATATTGTGCTGGCTTGTTGCGTTTGTAAGTTCGTTTATGTGCTTTGAGGTTGTTACAGAGTAGCCGAAGTCATTAATTACAATAGTATCCTTATTTATAAATTCACCTAATAAATAATGTGAGCCGTAAGAATAAATTTTATTATCATAAAAATAAATTGACCCGCTTTGATTTCTTCCTTCGCTTTGTGATTGCTGAGCAAATACGTGTACAACTTCGCTCGTGTTTGAAAATACTTTTTTCATCTTGTTTTAGTTTTTAGGTTGTTAGTTGATTGAATAAGAAGCGCAAAGAACAAAAGCGCCGATTGTAAAAATTAATATAGTTAAGATCATTTTTTTAGTTTTTAAATTGAATGTAAAATAATTGTAATAACTATAGGTAATCCGTAAATAAATAGTTCAAATTTTTCGGGATTAGCATCGAAATAGCTTTGTAATTTTTTCATCTTGTTTTAGTTTTTAGGTTTTAGTTGATTTAGGAATAATATAGCAAAAATTGAGATTGCTAATGTTGATATTATTAAAAGTACATTCATCTTGATTTTGTTTTATTGGTTTCTAATGGTGCAATAATATAAAAACGAAACGAAACAAAAAAACATATTTCTACACTCAAAATTAGGAATTGTCAAAATTTAATCTATTCGCTTCCCTCCTATTGATTTTACTACATATTTACTACATATATATATAATTAAATGAATTTTTTTTTCAAACCATCAATATGAAGTCTTTTTTTTATGGTTTACTTAAAATATTTAAAAACCTAGGCTCGAATTTAAAATGTTTTAGATTATTTTCTTAATTCAAAATATTTTGTTTACATTTGTTCAGAACTTTAAAACTAAAACGATATGATGAATCAAAACCAAATCTTATTAGACCGAATCAAGCCGATGATATTCAGGCTATATAATGCTAACGAATCGGTTAAAGCAAGTAAAGTTTCTGTAACTACTAATAACTATATAAAGAGCTTTGATGGTATAAACTATCCTAATTTAGACTATACGTTTCATTTAGATAATGGTAACGTAGTAACTAAAAAAGAATTAGCTTTTGAGTACAATAGTATTATAGAAAGTATGGTAAGACACGTATATAACAAATCTCACAACACCATACCAAAGGTGTGAATAGTGAAAGTTCCATTTTCGGGGTCCTGGTGGGAAACATTTTATACCGCCCCCCTTTTATTAAGTAACAACTAAACAGAAATATATATTATGAACGGACATTGGAAGAAACAATTTAACTATGACTATCTTGGATCGTATTCACTTGATGGTAAAAAAGAAGTAGTAGTATCTATCAAAGGTGTAGGTACAGCAAAGGTAACAGGACAATCAGGTCGTAAAGAAGATTGCTTTGTGGTAAACTTTAACGAGTTTGACAAGCCGATGATACTTAACCGAACTAACGCAAAGGCAATAGAGAAAGTTGCAAATAGCGGATTGGTTGAAGATTGGGTAGGTGTAGGCGTTACTCTTTATGTAGAGAAAGGCGTTAAGGCTTTTGGCGATGTAGTCGATGCGTTACGTATTAGAGATAAGAAACCTACTGAAACTAAGATGACTGATGCTATATTCGAATCGATGATGATGGCAATAGAGCAAGGTAAAGCAGCTCAAGTCGAGATGGCTATACCTAAGTATAAGATGAATAAGGAGATGTCTGCTGTTATCTTAAAGAGAATTAAAGAATCTAAAAACTAACCACTATGTTACACCTTATAATATACTGGATACTAACGCAAGCAAATACACCTACATTGATTTGGGTAATGTTTTTTTGGTATTGTTTTATCAGTTTGATGAGCTTCTTTAACAATATAATTAAAGCTAAAAAACAAGATGGACTATGGTAGACTTAAATAATGATGAACAGTATTACGGAGATTGGGAGTACACAACTAACTCTCAGTTAGGTTATGTAAAGCGTTCGCCTTCTTACTATTGGAAGATGCGTAACGGTGGTAAGATAGACTCACCTGCTCTTAGGTTTGGTGCTTTAGTACACACGCTTATACTTGAGCCTGAGAAGTATCAAGAGAACTTTATTGTGTTTAACCCCGATGATAGACCCGAACAAGATAAGGGAATGACATCTAAGATAAACAAAGCGTGGAAGTTAAAAATGGATGAAGAGTGTCGAGATGGACACAAGTATCTTATGACTATGGATCAGTATCAGTTGGCTCTTAAACTAAAGCGAAAGCTCTATAATTGTAAAGAGGTTAAGGACATACTAGATAATTGCGTTACCGAGGTACCAAAGACTTGGATAGACTTCAACACAATGAGTAAGTGTAAAGGTAAAGCGGATATTGTAGTTGATGGAGGCGATATGCTAGTCGATATTAAGACAACAGGTAAAGATGTAGCAGATTTTAGAAAGAGTGCTTATAGGTACGCTTACAATCGTCAAGCTGCGTTCTATATGGATGGGTTCGGTGCAAAAGAGTTTGTATTTATTGTGATAGAGTCTAACGCACCACATCAGATAGGTATCTTTAGATGTTCTGATGCTTTTATTGACTCAGGTCGACAAGAGTACATTGAGTTGCTAGAGAAGAAAAACAAATATTGTAAATCGGTTGTAGAAGCTAACAACCACATAATACACGATGAACTATGATAACTAATGACGAGAAGTTAAGACACCTCCAGGATGCTTTAGACTTATCCTCTAACTTTTGGAAAGTGACTAAGAAGCAAATTATGGGGTCTAAGCGTAACTTAAAAATTATGAACGCTAGACATTCTGTAAGGTACTACCTAACTGAGGTAGGCAATATTACCTTGAGTGAGATAGGTATGCTGACTAATTGCGACCACGCTACGGTTATAAACAGTAAAAGAAAATTTAAGGACTATAGCCAGGTAGATAGAGAGTTTCTTAATATGAAAGCTATAATAGAAAGTAGTTTAGAGTTTGACAAAAACAAAAGCCTACAAGACACTATAGCCGATATTATAAATAGTAACTTAGTTATAGAAGAAAAAGTAACCATAATAATGTCGATATATGAAAGTAGATAGACTAGATGTAGCTCACGAAGAGATAATTGATAACTGCGAGGAGTATGTTATTGTATCTGCTTCGAAAGAAGATGAAGATGGATACATCACGAGGGCTTATATATCAACGGATGGAGAGCTATTAAAAGAAATAATTATAAATGAGATGAATAATTCAAAAAAATTCTCTACATTTATGCAAGAAGTTATTAACGATTATAACAACCAAAAATTCTATTAAAATGAGTGAATTAAAAATGAATGGTACGATTACTAAGATTAGTGAAGTACAAGAAGGAACAGCTAAATCAGGAAACGCTTGGAAGAAGTTAACCTTTGCTATCCAAACAGAAGGTGAGTACCCTAAAGCGGTGGCGTTTACTGTGTTCGGAGAAGAGAAAGTTGACAACTTTATGAAGTTCAACAAGCAAGGACAAAACGTAGAGGTTAGCTTCAACGCAGAGTCAAGAGAGTACAACGATAGATTTTATACTGACCTCCAAGCGTGGAAAGTGTTTACTATAAAAGGTGATGTAGCCGAACCTGTGCTAGTAGGTGCGGATGATGGTTTCAGCAAAGCATCTGATTTACCGTTTTAATTACGGTTGTTTAGGGGGTTGTTAATTCAACCCTCTATTCTTTTTTAACTAGAAACTAAAAAACTAAATGATGATGGCTAAGAGATTTACAGACACAGAGAAATGGAACGAGGATTGGTTCTTAGAAATTAAAAATCCACACAAACTATTTTGGATATACATTTGCGATAATTGTAATCACGCAGGTATATTTAAGCCTAATAAGAGAATGTTCGAACTTATATTAGGTGCAAGGATCGATATAGATTTATTCCTACAAGAAATTAACAGCGACAAGCAAAGAATATTAGAGCTTGATAATGGTAAGTGGTATCTTACTAAGTTTATTGAGTTTCAATACGGAGGTAAGCTGAACGAGAACAACAGAGTACACAAGTCTATACTTGAAATACTTAATGCAAACAATATTACTTGGTGTGACAATGAGGTGCCTTTAAAGTTAGAAGAACCTACAACACAAGTTAAAAAGAATAAACCTAGCTCCACCGATGAAGTGATTGCCTACTTTAAGCTAAAAGGTAGCACAAAGAACGAAGGTGAAAAGTTTTACTACTTCTACGAATCTAAAGGTTGGAATGTTGGTAAATCTAAAATGAAAGATTGGAAGATGGCAGCTTCAGGGTGGTTAGCTAGGAAGAACCAAAGTAAACCTGATTCGGACTATATAGGCGGTCAACTTAAAGCGATGAAGGGATAATGGCTTCTTATAGAATTACCTCGAAACAAGAGGTTAACGACTATTGTAAGAAGATATACGCTAAGGGCTATTCTAAGGGGCTTACTACGGGAATACCTCCATTAGACCCGCACTACACTTTTCGTAAAGGAGAGCTTACTATAATGACTGGGTTTGCTAATATAGGTAAGACAACCTCACAACTTTTTCTTATGATAATGTCAGCTAAACTATACGGATATAAGTGGCTTATGTATTGTCCTGAGAACGAACCTGTAGGTGACCTTATGATCGATATAGCTGAGATGTATTGTGGTAAGACAGCCGATAAAGACTTTAACGATAGAGTGAATCAAGTCGAGTATATGAACGCTATTAATTGGGCGTACGAACACTTTACGGTGCTTACGTTTGATGAAACTCCAACCGTAGAAGATGTGTTAGGAGCGTTTCAAGACTATATGCAAGTGACTCCTGTTGATGGGGTGTCCTTAGACCCTCTTAACGATTTGAAAGCAGCAGAGAAGCAATCTAAGTACGAATACTATTACGATGCTTTGAGCAATATTAGGAGGTTTATTAAGAAGAACAAAGTTATGTTCTACCTTGTGGTGCATCCAGGAACCGCAGCGAACCGAAGAAGAAACGAAGATGGTACTCGACCTGCTCCGAATATGAGCGATGTAGAGTTTGGTTCTATGTTTGGTAACAGGGCGGATAACTTTATAGTGTTTCATCGTAACCCACAATCGGAGCAATGGAATCAAACTGAGGTCCATATACAAAAGGTAAAGTTTCAGAAGTTAGTCGGAGTGCCTACACCTGAAACGAGTCCAATCGCTTTGTATTATAATTATGCGACTCGAAGGTTTAGGTATCTGAACGAGAACGGAAGTCCGTTTGATCCGATAGCTATGGTAGATAATAAAGTAAGAACTAACAACGTATTTTAAAAGTTATGAATATATTTAACAAAGATTATAGAAATATAATTACACAATTAGACAAAGAAAACACTTTAATAGTAACAGACCCACCTTATAATGTAGGTTGGAAATATGATACTTACAAAGATAAAGTTTCTGATGAAGATTACACAAATTTATTTAAACCATTTAAGGGTTATAAATTAGTAGTAATACATTACATAGAAGATATTATTAAATATGTTGTACCTGTTATGGGTGTTCCAACTAAATGTGTACAATGGGTATATAACTCTAATATGCCTAGACAACATAGAACAATAGCCTGGTTTAATTGTGTCCCTGATTTTAAAAAGATTACACAAACACCCAAAAACATTAACGATAAACGAGTAAATTCAGAAGTTAGATTATATGATTGGTGGCAAATAAACTTAGTTAAAAATGTAAGTAAAGAAAAACAAGACTATTCAAATCAAATTCCTGAAAAAGTTATAGGTAACATTATAAAACTAACCGCTAATAAAAATGACATTATTTTTGACCCCTTTATGGGTAGCGGGACTACACCTGCTGTCGCATCAAAATTAAATTACAAATATTTAGCAACTGACATAAGTAAAAAAGCATATAACATTACAAAAAAAAGAATTATTGAAGTTGAAAACAACCTATTTAATGAAGAAATATGCCCGATGAATTAACAATAAAAGCAATTAACCTATTGCGAGAACAAGACCCTAACCTTGACGAAATTCAAAGTATGGATAAGTTTATAGCACACCAAGGCGAGGTGCTTAAGATGAGAGAGCAATACGTTGAGTACGCTAATCATCCCCAAGCCGAAACGTTAAGTAAGAGGTTAAGCGTATTAGAGGATAGTGCGGTTGCATTTACTTGGATTTATACGATGATGATGTCTTATAAGAGAGAAGCGGTCTTAGCCAGGGCGAACGAGTTTGAGATGGCTAATGCGGTGATTGAGTTGAAGGAAGAACTAAATATATTAAATAAACTCAATAGCGATGACTAAAAAAGAATACGAAGTATTAGACAGGTGGGCGGCCCGTTTCGATGTAACCTACAAACCAACGGATAGTGACACATCGTTTTGGGACTTTACTTACAAGCGAAACGATAAGAAGTATTATTGTGAGATGAAGCAACGTAACTTTACCTTGGACTATGCTATGGAGAAGTACACCGAGGGGTTATTGCTAGAAGCTCACAAGTACGAACGCATTTTACGTAGGACTAAGAACGAGAAGTCCGCACAAGGTTTGTACTTTAACTTTTTTAGTGACGATAAGGCGTTAGTGTTTAACCTTAACAAGATTAAAATAGATAAGTGGATATGGCGAACTATGCCTGAAACTACTGATTTTACAAAAAGAAAATTTGTTTACAAATATGTTACGTTTCTTGACTACAGTAAAGGAAAATTGTTTTATATTTGAGTATTCTGCTATTCTTTCATCATTATAGCGTTTTTAGTTTCTAGGTAGAAAAGGGTTTAATCTTAATTGGTTATTCCCTTTTTTTTATTTACATTTGTTGAAATTAAAAGTTATAAATGAAGAGATTACAACTTATTAACAGGTATTAACAAAAGGTAAAAGGTATTGAGTACGTTACGCCACAATTGTGTGGAAAGTAGTGGCCTAGGATAACACGAAGGATAACTACTAATACCAAGTATACGACGGTATACATACCTTTTGTTTTTATTTACATATATTGAAACTAAAAACTAAAAGTTATGAATGAAGAGATTGCAAGATTATTAAAGCAAAACGCATCTAACGTAGCCAATTCGGGTACAGGTAGTCGATTAGACATAGGCGATGATAAGGCGGTAGCTAGAGCCTGGAGCTTAATACAAATAAAGATTAAAGCTATAGACCCTGACTTTTACGAAATAATTAAGGAAAGATGAGCAAGATAGAATATAGAGTTTGTGCTAAGATTACGCAACGTGCTGCGTTAGGTAAAAAGAAATATGGTACTACAATGGAGCGTGATGATTTAACGCCATTAGATTGGCTTAAACACGCTCAGGAAGAAGCAATGGACTTGGCTGTGTACCTTGAGAAATTGATACAAGAATTAGAAGAATTAAAAAAGGGAGCTAAATAGCTCCTTTTCTCTTTTGTTACGATCCACACGCTTCGCAATCGTCATCGTCAATGCCACACGTTTCGGGTTGGTCCTGGTCGGTTAAGTCTACTATCCAACTATCCCAAGTTTGTCTAGCAACCTCTTCGTTGCGTTTCTTTTCTTCTTCGTCCATTTTGTTATTTCTTTTTTTCGTTTATCCATTCTATTGGAATTACTTTATCAGCCCACTTAATGTTATTCTTATCGCACCATTTAGAGTAGGTCGTCTTACTTCCTTTAAACAACTTGTTTGTGTGTCGTTGAAAGACCATACGAATATCCTTGTCGGGATGCTGTGCTATAACTAACAGCATTTTCTTCCTATCTGCGGTGCTAAAACGACCTTTTAACTCTAAGATGATACCATTCGGTAAAATAACGTCAGGAGTATATTTACGTTGTTCGGAAACCACGTAGTGCAAATTAACAGTTTCATAATCAAATGATACATTCTGCTCGTCAAGTTTACCGCACACAACCTTTTCATAGTTACTCCTGAATCTGTGGATTGTTTTCTTCATAAGTCTTTTTGTTGTGGCACGAGTGACAAAGCGATTGTATGTTGTTATGGCTTAGTTTTGCTCCACCTTGTTTTATTGGTTTGATGTGATCGACTACGTCAGCAGGGACAACTTTACCTTCATCTTCACAATGTAAGCACAAAGGGTTCTGATTTATCCACCAACCTCTAAGTCTACGCCAAGGTGCTTGACGATAAAACGAAGTGTCACCACCCCAAGACTTATTTTTGTCTACAGGCTTAACTCTTCCTCGACCTTTAGGTAATGTAGGCATCTGTTAAACTATAATTAATTCAAGTCCGTTTCCTTCGGTTGCTTCCAGTAACTCATTGAGAGTTCGTCTTGATGAAGTAATATCCAACAAGGAATCCCTGTTGACCTGTCCAAAGCTAGAGCCAACAAGAATACACCCTCTTGTGTCGGTATTATAGTTTCCTTGATGAATAAGAATGTATCTTCGATTTCGAACATTGTGCAATATAAGATGTTTTTTGTACTTATCTGAGGTTCTGTGAGAAACTTTATACACACCTTTAGGAACACAACTCACGTTAGTTTCATTAGCTTTCCAAGGCAGCTCCAATGTCTTACACTCAAAAACTTTTTTAAGTCCCTTAAACAGCGTTAAATGACCTAAAGTTTGTTTGCTGTCATCGTCAAGTCTAGTGAGTATCGCTTTCATTTTTAACTTTTAATCTTTTCTATTGACCTACCTGCAAAGTAAGCAGCGTAAACAGTTATAAGTAAAGTTTGATATATTGGTTTGTAAGCAGCATCAATAGTGAAACCACCTATGTTGCCATCAAGAAAAGAAAGTAACACTAAGATAAGTGTAAGAAACACAAGCACCAAAGGTCTAATGTTCTTAGACAACCAATTATCGGCTTTCATATCCGCTTCCCACCTACGACTAACTTGCTCCTGAGCGTCTGACTCAGCTTTAAGTAACAAATCTTTCATCGCTTGTTTAGCGGCTAACTTCTCTTCCTTAGATGTGTTTAGGTTGTCTAGGATTTCCCCGACCGACTTAATTACATTACCACCAAGTATATCAACCAATTTACTCATATCTTCTTGTTTTTCTTGTACGCTACATAGAAATTAAATAGTGTATAAGCGATACCCAGGAGTAGGGCAGCGAATCTTAACGCTGCTTCTACCTCTGTGAAACTTAACCCTATAGCCGTACCATTGACCGCTAAATTTTTGATTGAATCGCTATCCATTAGTTATAGAGTTTTAGATATTATCTATATCTTGTTGGTTGTCTTGAATAAACTTAGCCGCTTCGGATCGAGTCATCAAGCAATTTTTCGGATAGGCTTTGTTCTTACCTAGTTTAAGTAAAGCGGATAGCTCTCCACCTAACCAACTTGCTTCAAGTTCGATTATATGAAATTTAGCTTTTCCGATTTTAACCATTGGGTTAGAACCGAACTTTCTACGGTTGTACTCTCCAAGCTCTTTAAAGGTTGGATGAATTACTCCGTTTTGGACACCCTCTTCATCGTACTCAGGTATTCCGTAAGTAGCTACTAACTCTGTTGGTATTAGTTTATTAAACGTTGTGTTATCTAAACACATATATACATTTCCTCTCATAATTAATTTGTATGTGCAGATAAACCTGCGTTATAATTGTTTTCTATTTCGTCAGCATCCAAAGCAGTATCATAAAGTAATACATCGCTTATTCTTTCTGAGTAAGGCGTTCCGTTAGCTTCATTATATCTACCTATATCTAATGTATTAGAATTGTTAGGTATTGAGCCTGTTAAAGCGGTTGTTGTAGATAACACACCATTTATGTAAGTTTTAATATTAGAACCATCATAAGTACCTGCTATGTTTACCCAACCTGATGTAGGTATAGTGTTACTTGTCCCAAAATTCCCACCTATATAAAATCTAAAGTTTGATGTTAATTTATATAACATATAATCTTTTGGAGATGGATTCTTCCATTTAGCAACCAAACCTCTATCGCTTTCTGTATTAGATTGAATCCAACATTGTACAGTTATTTCAGTTGTTGGATTTATAGAAGCATCATCAGCCACCTCAGCATAACCTGTTCCGTCTAAATTAAACGAGTTCAATCTATCTCGAACTGCATTACCGAAGATGTCTTGTGTTGGTATAGTTGGGTTAGCTATAACAGTTGAGTTTAATGTTAATGCTCCGTCTGTTAGTCTGTATGCATCTGCTGATGATGATTCTTCTAGTTGAGCTCCCCAAAACAAAATATCTCCTGTTCCTAGTCCTGACATCAAGTATAAATTATAGCTTGTACCTGTAGAAGTTGTATTAAAAGTAACATCTATTCTAGTCCAATCTGTTGTACTTAGTTCAGATAAATAGCTTGTCTGAAGAACATTTGCTGAATTTGTAACATCATAAACCCTATATGTAGCAACAGTAGATGATATATTTTTAGCATAAAATGAAAAAGTATATTCTGTTGATGTACTTAAATTTAATGTATATAAAAATACTCTATACTGTCCGTCAATATTGTATTTTGTTGCAGTTTGAGTTCCGTTAGGTGCTAAAGCAAAGTTTGGTGTTATAGTACCTCCACTTACATTCCACTGAGTAAAATCCTCACTATAAGGCAACAAATTACTCCCCTTACTCCAATTCATCATACCTAGTTGTGGTATTCTTGGTTGAGCATCAACGTATGTAGCTCCATTAATCAAACCTCCGTGGTCGGATGCGGTTACTTCTCGAACTGATACGTTATCTACTGAACCAATAGCATTATTAGAGCTATCTATATACAATCTATTAGTATTTATTGCTTGTATTACCTCAGTATATATACCTATTTCATCTCTTAATGTACCTGCTACACCACCGAACTTAAAGAAAAAACTCCCTTGAGATATGCTAACAACTTCATATGTTATTGTATATGAATTACCTAGTGTTGCAAGTGTTGTACCTTGATTTATATCTCCGTTCGTAGTTCCATCAGCAATCGCTAGACCACCACTAATGCTCCAATTTGAATTTTTATTCCAATCGCTATCAGTAGCAAAATCTCCATTAGTAACCTCTTCCTCTTCCAAATTAGTTCCACTATCATAAGCTACCAATCCATCGCCCTCGCTCAAAGCCCAATAACCTTTTAAGTTTGTAACGACTAAAGACGTACTAGGGTTATCTATTGCAAGTTTATTTGGGTTTGCGTAATCGTATGTTACATCTGATTGACTTAAGATTGTGTCGTACCATTGAATATCAGTAATAAAACCATCGAAATGTAAAGTTGCTCCACTAGGGGCGTCTGCTCCAATAAATAAAGATGTTGTATCAGTTAAATCTCCACTTTTAGATGATATATCTACAGGAGTTTGAGCAACACCATTTATGTAACATATTGCATTACCATTCCTATCTGCGGATATAACAACTCTTTGCCAAACACTTGGAGTTAATGTTCCTAAAGTAAAAAAAGTATACCCTGTCCCATCGTTTAATTCTAGTATTAACACATTAAATTGGTCTACATAAAAAGTAAATCCCTTTGCATCTCTTTTATCAATTATTCTTTGTGCTTTAACTGAACCTATATAAACCCAAAAACAATAAGTAAAATCATCAGTACCAACATTTAAACTTGTAGAGTTTGGAACTTCAACATAATCATTAATTCCATCAAACTCAATCGCCTTACCTGTAAACAACTCTCCTACATTATTGTTGCCCGATTTGTCTGGTGTGATTTGGGTTAGTAGTTTTACGGATACGTTTGTAATTGAGCCTTCAAAAAACTCATTCGCTTGAATATAAATTGTATCTGATGTTGATGCCTCAGTAATTATAGTGTAAGTATCTGCTTCAGTTATAGTAAGCTGAGAATTTGGAGTACCTGTAAAAATCCCTAAAGAACCTGCATCTACCGAATCAACTGTAATTATAGTTTTATATACTTTACCTGGCGTATAAACAACTTGTGATAAATTAGAATTGGTTGTTTGTGTGCCATCACAAGTAGCCTTATTATTAACTAAATCAATATCCCAACCTGCACCCTCTGACCAATCAGAATCAGTAGCAAAATCTCCATTAACAACTTCCTCCCTGCCTAATGTTTCGCTCGTTTCAAATCCAAGCCACATCTTTAGATTGGTTGTGATTACGGAACTTATTGCGTTTCGAATAGCCCCTATTACGTTTGTAAATGTTATTATCATAATTTAAGCGTTTTAAATTAGATTAATATAAAGCTACTATGTCGTCTGCGTCTGTACCTGTACTAAATACTTTTTTAACTTGAACTGCTAATACCGATCCGTTTGCTAAATTTTTAAATGTAACATCATCGCCTGATATAGTTGTTACTTTAACATCTCCACCTGTACCGATGTATAATACAGCTCCTGGTATAGCTAGTGTTACATCTGATGAATCAACATCTACTGCGACTGCTTTAATTGCTTGTTGCGTTACTTTGTTAGTTGGAATGAATCCCATAATTTTAGTTTTTATTAGTTGTTATTAATTGATTGTTTAAAATTGTAAAAAGGTAGTGAGAGAACTAGGCGAAAAAGGTAGCGAAAACCTAACCCCCCCACACCTTTTAATTTATTCTTACTACACCTCTATCGTTCCAAAGGTCGCCTTTATTTAATTTTTTATTAGACGTAGGTAATCTGCTTCCATTTAAAGTTTCCATAGTCGGAGTATCTCCTTTTTTTCCATTCAATCCTGTGTCGCCCTTATCGCCTTTATCTCCCTTTGGTCCTTGCGTTCCGCCTGATATATCTTCTTTTAAATGTCGTCTAAGCTCGTCTATCTCTTCCGATATGTTTTGTAACTGAAGATAAACTATACCTAACTGAGCAAACGAACCTCTATCTTGTATGTGTTCTCCGTTTGCAAACTTAGTTTCTAACTCAGTTATCTTAGTGTCATCAACTTTGTCTTTACCACTACCTGTCTTAGTGAATATAGTCTTATTTTTCTTGTTTGCTAGTGCCATATCTTAAGGTGCTATTGGTTGTGTGTTGTATTGTAAAACGATTGACATCGATGTTCCGTGTACTTGTGATGTATCGACTCTACCGATTGAAATTACATCTCCCTTAGTGAAAGTCCAATTACTAGGGCAATCTACCGCAAATTCAGTTGTGTACGTGCCAGTAGTAATAGTGTCACCTATGTTTGTACTAGAACCTGCTTTGTGGAAAGTTAGTTGAGATTGTTTACTTGCTGTATGAGAGTTGTAATTAACTATACTTTTAACAAATCCGTTGTAAGGTACTGTAAACATTAATTGATAATCACTTGTACTTAAAGAACTACCTTCTGCTACTGACGCACCCGAAATAGGTATGTAATAATCTGAATCAGCCGAAGAGTGGTGATAGTGAGCTGTCCGAACGTCAAGTACGTTTTCCGCTTTTACGTTGGTTAGGTCGGATTTAAGAGGTCTTAAAATACTTCCTATTGGGTATATAATATTAGTTGTAAAAGTATCTAAAAGAACTTGCGTAGCACCTTTATTAGACTCACTCCTAGATTTAAGAACTATAGCGTTAGACCCATCAGGATAGCTAAGAACTAACTCTTGGTTGTCATAAACTTTAGCACTTGTTGTGCCATCAATTTCTACTTTATCTGAGGTTGCGTTAGAGGGTATTGCAGTATCAATAACTCCAATATTATCGTTACTTAAATCAGTTTGTATAATATTATTTATACTTAATACACTTTGATTTAAAACATTTGTAGGTGTTTGTGAATCAGGAACTATTAAACCTTTTTCAGCAGTTGTTCCTGAAGTAACATATTGTATATCATCATTAACTTTATACCACTCCCCACTCATTATCTCACTTTGAGCTTTAAACGTACCTCCTAAAAATGAATAGTATTTAATAGAAGAATCATCATTTAAACTATATTTAATTAACCTAAGCGGTGAGATGTTGTTTGATTGTATGTCGGCTTGTAATATCTCAAGTGGCTCAACTTGTAAAGCTAAAAATTCATTAACTAAAAGTTGACTTATATTATCAGGATCGTCAGGAGAGGGGTTTCCTCTTTGAAATTCAGTTGATGATTCCCATTGGTTTGTAGATGAATTAAAATGCTGTACTGAAAACATTTTATCTATCTCAGAACTACCAATTTTTAATTCTTTTAAATCGTACGATTCTGAAGATGTTACTTGAGTTTGATTTGCTTGATATTCAAGTTTATATGCTTCACTAGAAAACTCACCATTTCCTGCTACCGATAAATTTATATCACTACAAACGGTTGATATAGATGTCGGAGTTGGGTCGTTTAAAGGTTGATAACTATAACTATTAATACTTCCTCCAGGAAAAGAAGTTTGCGGTATTACCTGAGAGTAATCGTTTGTAGCTGTAAGTTGAATACTTACATCGCCTTGAATACCTGGGGCTTCTATATCCGCAGAAAAATTTATATCTGTTCTAAATTTATGATTTGGAGTAGTGTCATTTGGAAACTCTTGAAATGCACAAGGACCAACAGTATCATCAGTAAATGCACCGAAAAAATTTTGCGAATAAATTGGATTTGATTGTGTTGTGTTTAAGTAGTTAACGCTTAAATAGTCACCCACATTACTATCATAACCTAATTTTATTGTTATTGTAGTTGGTGTGGTTGTCCAAATAAATTTAGCTAAACCTGACCCATCTATAGATAATGAAGGTTCTTTTAGATATTTTGTAGTAGTACCATCCGTTATAGAAACTATTAAAGAAGCTGTTGTTTTAAATGACGAAGCCCTAACTTCACCTGTATAAATATACAAACTACCAAAAGAAAATTGACTTGAAGTAATTTGCTCTCTATGTATTGCGTGAAAATTAAGACTAAGAAAATCATCTGTAGTAGTTGGTAATTGTATTGCACCTGCTACAAATGAAGTTGTTAAATCTGCTGTTGGTGATATGTAAAAAGAAGTACCACCTAAAACATAATCAAGTCTAACGCTTTCAAAAGAAGGGTCGTACATTAACGTACTGCCACCTAAAATAATATTGTTAGATTGGTCTATAGCTAAAACAGAATCTACATTACCTACAGAAGTTGAACCTGGTACTCCAAGCCTTCTTTGCCAAACATTTAAAGTTCCGTCATTATTATTAACTAGACTGTTAGGCTGTATAAAATAATAATAACCTTCAGCTAAGAAACCAATGGTATTAAATGCTTTTAAAGAGCCATCTATTACATCTGATTTTTTATATTGATATGCTTGATCAAAATTCGAAACATTACCTTCATCGTCATATTTTGTTCTTTCAGTAAAAGCCCCTCTAGTGGTAGCATATATATCAAAAGGATTGCTGCCTTGGTAGGTATCTTCAGGTCGCCACCAATCAATAGCCATTCTTAGCCATTGACGAAGCCCAGGGTTAGGGGTAATAGTAGTGTCAGTAGTACTAGTAGCAAATTGCATTTCGCTTCCAAAATCAAGTAAATGATTACTTATAGGTAATGGAGTTTTTTTAGTTACTTCTCCTGAAAGTTGAGATTCTTTTCTTTTAGTAAAATAACCATAAGAATCTGTTGCTGAAATTTTAGTAGAATAAGGATAAGGAGCGTTTTGAATAGAATCAAACCCTGGTTGAATCCATCCGAACCACCAAAGACCTTGGTCGTTTATGTTGTTTTTATATATTCTAACGTAATGATATTGCTCTCCTTTTTTAAGCAACTCTTCATATAAAAAATTTTCGTCAGTATCTCCTTTTATATAAAGGTTTATAGAACACTCAGAACCAATAAAAGTTCTATCTCTAGTGTTACCTTGACCCGACCATTTTATTTCAAAACCTTCGCCTTGTAAATCACATTCAATAGAAGAACCTGTGTAATCTCTTTGCCAAATTTCAACGTACCAAGTCGTACCTTTTTCGCCTAATATTTGAGTGTGTCTTATTTTACCAAATGCCATTTACCTTTTTTTTTATCTGTAACCTTTTCTTCTGTTAGCTCTATCGAACACTATCAATAAATCATCTCCGCTTATTCTTACATCAGGAATTGCCGCTGCACCTCCACCACCTAAAGCGTGATTAGGTATAATCGTTCCGCTTGAACCTGGAACAAATAGCTCAGGTCCTCTTTCACCTACTATACTTGGTCTACCTACAGGTGGTCGCCCACCATCGGCAAAACCTAAAATATTCATAAAGTTACCACCAAATGTTTTCGCAGTACCCAAACCTGTTAATTGTAATAAGCCTGCTAAGATAGCTGTTTTGGCTATCATTTTAGCTATATCGATTAGGAATTGAGAAGCAAAAGTACCAAACTTCTCACCGAAGCTAATCGTTTGCTCTTGCATTACTCCGTTGATTTCTACAAACCTTGTTTGCTTTTCAAATAAACCAACAAATCCATCAGCAAAATTAGAAAGCATATCCGTTCCTAATTGATTTAAAATTACTATTTCTTCGGCTGCTAAACCTAATTGATCGCCAAAACGAGATAGCGGCTCTCTTGCAGGTATATCATCCATATTAGGTCGACCACCTCTAAGCTGAGGTTCAGAAGTATTACCACCAAGGTCTTGACCTGACATCAGCTTCATAAACTGTTGAGCCGTGGTTAGTCGCTTTCTAGATAAAGCGTTATTCCTTTCTATTCTTGCGTTTTCTAACTTTAGTTGTTCGTTTCTGTCAATATCGCCTTGCACAAACGCTTGTACGTTTGTAGGTGCTGTAAGTATAAATCTACTAAAATCTTCGTACTCTTTATTTACTTTTGCTTGAGCCTTTGCTAATTTTTCTGACTCTATAGTAGCGTTTGTTATTGAAGTAATTAGATAAACTAGCCCCCCTGTAATAACGGTCATTAAACCATCAAACGTAAGGAAAGCTGCTATTATAGGAGCAAAAAATCCTGCAACACTTAAAAAAGCACTACCTAATATCCCTAGCAATGATACTATACCTGCTACAGCTAGCAATAAAACACCAAATGCTGCTGCAATCCCTAGCACATTTATTATAGTATTTTGAGTACCTACATCTAGGTCAGAAAACTTATTTGCTAATTCTGTAATTTTTTCTATTACAGGTATTAATCTTTCCGTTAAAAGTTCACCAAAAACAATTTCCAATTCATTGATAGCAGATTGCATCTTCTTAATCTTACCTTGAGTGGTAGATTCCATTTTAGCTGCCATTTCTCCAAGGGCAGTTGTATTGGTTTCGTAGCTATTAGTAAGCTCATTTACTTTATCTAAATTATTAGAAAGTATAAGTAATTGATTAGATGCTGTTTCACCTACTAAAGCTGTAGCGTCATTTAAGGTCATTTGACCTGAAGCCATATCCTCTAGTACAGATGTAAATGGAACGCCCTCTTCGTTTAATTTACTAAACACCTTACGAAGTCCTGTACCTGCTTTAGAAGCCTTAATACCATTATCCATAAGTACACCCATCATTGCTGATAGATGCTCTACAGAAACCCCTACTGCATTTGCCGAAGCCCCTGCGTGACCGAAAGCAGTCGAGAACGTGTTAAGTTGTATAGATGAATTGGCAGCAGCCATAGCTAAAGTATTCGCTACACTAGCTGAATCGGTTGCTTCTAAATTAAAAGCGTTTATAGAAGCTGATACTGTTTCTGCTGCAAGGGCTAAACCTTCGCCAGTTGCTAAAGCTAAATCTGCGATAGCCTCTTGCATTCCCATTATTTGACTAGGGTCAAAACCTTTACGACCTAGTATAAGTTGAAGTTCAGCGAACTCACTTGCAGTAAATTGGGTTGTTTTACCAAGCTCTCTAGCAGTTCCCTCTAGTAACTTCATTTGAGTTTCAGTAGCACCTGTTACAACAGCTACTTTCATCATCCCATCCTCGAAGTCTACAAATGTATCTACCGCTGCTTTACCTAGTGCCGCTAAAGGAGCTGTTACACTAAAGGTAAGTAAAGAACCCATACGAGCTGCACCCGAAGCGAATCTAGCTAAACTCTTGTTAGCTTTACCCATTCCCTTCTCTAACCCTTTTACGTTAGCTGCGACAATTATCGAGATGGTCTTTACTGAGAACCCCATTACTTTTTATATTTTATTAAACTTACTTTTATTGTATTTCTCGAGAACCTTTTGTATGTGTTCTTTTGAAGCTATCTCTTTTTTCGGCTTATTCTTGTTATCCCAAGGAAGAGGTAATATCTCTTGTGGCTTTAGATTCTTTTTTGAGTGAGGTTGCAAACACCCCATCAATACGACTCGAGTTTGTTCCCATTGGTTCTGTGACATCTGTTCTTGGTGCATTTTAAAGCCCTCTAAGCGATTATTAAAAGAACGTGGGGTTAAACTATATAATTCATCATAACCTAACCCCAACATCCCTAAACCGATTTGCTCTAATTTGTCCCAGTCAATATCTCCTTCGTCAGA